CTACGATATACTTTTTTACGTGTCTTCTCTGCACTACCTCGTGCATTACCTGTATTGGCTTTTCTTAATGATTGCCTACGTGCTTGTCTTTCAACTGTAGCTGTTTGCTTTGCAACTGTTTTTCGTTCTTTCCAGAGTGAAAACAATTCATCAGCAGAGTCAGCATCATATTGTTGATCGGCTGCTACAAATAATTGAGTTCTAATCTTAGATGCCTTAATCCATTCAGCAAATTTAGGATCGCCTAAAATATCTTGCATGTCTGGATGTTTAGACTGAAGCTGCGCCAAAGACGCTTGTTTTTTGTACTGCGTAGAGTACTGTTCTGCTTCTCTAATTTTAGGATGATTCTCAATAGCACGATTAACTGCAGTTTGAGGATCTGTAAAATAATCAATATCGCTTTCAGGCTCAACTTGTTGCTGTTGAGGTGCTGTTTGTTGTTGACTAGAAATATAATCATCAACAACTTTACGAAGTTCTCCTACTTCAGAAGACTGACGACCAAGTAACTTTTCAGCTTCTTGGTGCATGGATACAACATCTTCTAAAGATTTGCCTTTATATTTTTCAGGAACCGTAGAATTTTTTTTCTTTAAAGGTCTTTTAGCCTTTGGTTTTTCTTCAGGCTGCATATCCTCAAAAGCAAGTTCTTCGACTTCGTTTTTTTCAATCTGATCTACGTTTTCCTCTTCAGGGGGTAGATCTAGCATTGTTGCTCTAGACATTATTAAACTCCGTGATCGTTATCATTATGGAGATGTTTATTTTCTACCTGCTTTTTCGTGTTCTCGTACCCATTTGATATGCTGTCCGGGGAAATCCCCAGTAGAACCATCAAGGTGAAAAGACGGGGCAGATACCATTTTAGTAGCATTAGCGCCACAACCGCACCTACTGGTCGTAACGCCACTTTCTACCATTTCTTCAAAGACATGTCCGTTAGTACAACGGAAGTCATAAATTTTAAACATTTATAGGATCTTCTTCTTCAGCTTCAGCTTGCTCTCTAGACGCTGTAATAGTGTTTTCTAAATTAATTACAGTAGCAAAAGCAGCTACTTGACCTTTACGAAAAAACAATTCTTCTTCGTTTTTAACCGATTGAATATCAGCTAATTGTGTTGCATTATTAGAAAGTTCGTTAACGAGTTGTTTGAAACCTTCGTGATTAAACAATTGATTATAATTGTTAAAGTACGTTTCAAGCTCAGGCGACATAGTTTCCTCTAAAGTTTACTGTATAGTAATATTATAACACAGTTTTAATTAAATGTCAAGCTTTTTTTGTAGTCTTACGTCTACGACCTGACGCAGTTACAGCATGTTTAATCTTGGCTGGTCCTGTTTTGCGTTTAGCAGAAGACTTTTTCTCTGCTGCTGTCATCTTAGATGCTACAGCTTTGGGTCTACAAGATGGATAAGGTCTTTTACTTTTACTTGCAGACTTACGTCCACAAGGTTTTCCAGTTTTAACGTCTACCCATTCTTCGTTAAACCATTTTTTAAGCCCACCTTTAGCCATACGTACCACCACGTTTCTTGTACTCTTTAGTTAACCACGCTGAAGCATACGCAGAAGGCCACACGTCAAACTTACGTTTAGCCTCCGACTTAACTCTAGAGTACAGTGCTTTGTTTTTAGGAGTAGGTCCAGATTTTTTAGGTTTACTTTTAGCTTTTGTCATGACTACTTCTTTTTGTTTTTCTTGTTAGTTGCCATACGTTGACCACGTTTAGGTAATGCAGGTTTCTTTTTCTTAGGGTTAGTTGTTTTCATACCATAACCGGGCATAGCGTTCTCCTTTGCTTTTTGTGAAAGCTCATCAAAGTGGAATAACTTTACAGATGTTTTTCCATGTGTTTTACCTGAGTGGACTACTCCATTAGGCATCTTATGCGTACCACCAGTATGTTCAGTACCATCACGCTTATAATGTTTTACACCTTTAGCCACTATTTAATTCTCACTTCTTTGCCGTTTTGATAATAACGAATACCTTTTCCTGTTCCTTTGGCATCAACTGTTACGCCTTTCTTAGCTAAAGGGAGTTTTTTTGTTGATCCTGCTGATTTCTTTTTAGACATTCCCGCGCCAACAGCAGCGCCAACAGGACCAGCAACAGCTGCAGTTCTTCGTGCCGTGCTTCTTGTAGCTCTTTGCGATTTAGTAACAGGCTCTATTTTTTTCTGACCGGGTGTTTTTTTGGTAGTCAAATCTTTAGAATGTTTACGTGCTTCGTCTACTGCTTTTTTACCGTATTTTTTAACTGCTTTTGTTATACCATGACGGCCTATAAAAGCCGCTATTGCTGGTACTGCTGCAAGTGGTGCTGGCATAGTAATCTCCTTACCATTTGGATTTATTAGCCCAATAAGCGGCTGACATTTTACCTTTTGAAATGTTCTTAGCGTGTCTTGCTTTGAACGATTTACGTCTTGCTTTTTCTTTAGCAGTAGTGGGGTTCTTACCCGCACCGCTAACGCCTTGCTGCCCATATCTAATCGTCTTAACTTTGTCGCCTTCCTTAGCAACAACTACATGAGACTTCTTAGGGTGGTTAGGCGTTCGCTTCGGCTTGTTGAACCCGCTTACCCCTGCTCGTGCTAGTCTTGGGTCTTTCTTTGCTGGCATTAGTTAACTCCTCTACCTTCTTCTCTAACTCTGTTATCCTCTTCCATTGGCTTTGGAAGTGGTTGTTCGTCTGATTCAGAAGACTTTGTAGTTCTTTGTTGGTTAGCATTGTTTTTTCCTTCTATTGCTTTTTCTTTAAGGAGAGTATCAGCCACTTTCATACGGCGTTCAAACTCTTTATCTTCAGCATCACCTTCACGAAGGTTTCGAGTGATAGCATTGATCTTATCTATTTCTAATTCTTGAGGTACTGCTTGAGCTTCCGCAGATAACTTAGTTGCTCTTGCTTGTGATTCTTGCGCTTGAGCTGCTAATGCTGCAGTTTGTGATTGCTGGAACTGCATTTGCAACTGTTGTAGCTGTTGTTGCATTTGTTGTGCTTGCGGATTAGGTTGAGAAGCTTGAGCTAATGCTGTAAGAAGCTCTTCACGGTTAGATAAATTCATATTGTCAATAACAGATTGAATCAATGTATTATACAGCGGTGAATCTTTACCCATAGTTTGTAACAGTTGAACTAACTGAGTAACTTCATACTCTCTTGCGATAATACCCAAAGTACTACTAGCATTAAATTTATAATCAGAAACGGGGTAATTTTCGGGGTCAAATTGCATATACCTATAAGCTGCCTTCTTAACAAAAGGAATTAGGAAGGACTGTTGGAAGTTAATTAGTGTGCGTTTATGACGTTTAATAACAGCGCCAAGAGACATACTAATACCAGCGGCAGTAGCCTCGCCGTTAACCTGACCTGCAACTCCTGCTGAGTCAACGGCTCCGGTTGCTTGTTGTACCATCTGCTGCAAGGCTCCGGCCTGAGCAAAAGTAATCTGATTAACTTGACCAAAGTTAAAGGGTTGTAAAACTTCACGCGGATCTCCGTTAGTTAGAATCATCTTACCGGGACGCACTTCAGGTTTTGCACCACGTGGTAGCCGTGTAGCATCAATAGCCATCATTGGGTGTATTGTAAGGCTTAAAGCGTCAATTCTTGCTCGTAACTCAGTGTCAAGTGCTTTCTGACTGTTGTAACCTTTCTCACATACACCACGTCCCCAGAAACGTCCGGGTACTACGTCCCAAGGAAACGCCACAACAGGACGATCTTCCATCATGTAAGGGTTAGCTTCAGCCTTAAGTAGTATACCGCCGTTAGCAATCACTACAACGGCCTCTACGTACTGTGACTCTTCTTTAGTTTCGTTACCACCTTCGATGTCTTCTTCTTCGTCATCGTCGCTTAGAGCGGAATCTAGAAGCTCTCGTGGCACTAAACCGTAGTATTTAGTTAAACGTACTTTATTGTCGTTATAAATAGTAATATCTTGGTCAGGTTCAAGATCTGTATCAGGTGCGGCAGAACCTACGTAAGTATCGCGGTAAACACCTTGCTCTTGAAGAAGTTCTACGTGGTGCCGACTAACAAACTCATCAATAGCTACACCCATAGCATCTTCAATAGATGTTGCTACAGGATCAATCAAGAAGTTTTGAGGCAATACTGGCTTAAGCTTTACTTTAACACGGTCTACAACAGTAACACCTACCGCTTGTAAATCCCCATTCATAATAGGCTGTGTTGATGGAGACATTTCTTTCATCTCTTCAACAATAATTTCACCAATACCTGTACCAAACACTGCAGAGTTAATAAGACACTCCGCAACAGCCTTTCGTACCATGCAACTTTCAAAATCTTCTGTAAGTTTATTACGTAAAAACTGCACGTCTTTAGGATTTGTGTCACCCATGTTGTCAGAAACATCAAACCACTTACCACGTCCAAACGTAGCCTCTTCTAGCTCCGCTACATTAGACTCAACTGCTTGTTGTAATGCAGGAGAAATAATACGGGAACGCTCAGACCGACGATCACTGTCAGCAGGGTCCCATATACCACGCCATAGTCTATAATATTCTTCAAATCTCTGTTCATAGTTGCTTTCGTAGTAATCTCTCCAGTCTTCACACTTAGTTATAACCCAATCTTCAATTGTCTCTTCAATCATCAAGGGGTCTTGTTCATATAAATCAGTCATATTTAATATCCCGCTACTACGTCTAAGATTTCGTGGTCTTCGATTTCATATTCGCAGTCGTAAGCCACATTTGCTAATTGGTCAACATAAGCTAAAGCATCAACCAAATCATCGTGTGTTAAAGGATCAGGAAACTGGAACAATTGATCTAAAAACCTGCTGTTCCATTCACCCCTGTTTAAAGTAATATACCCGTTTTCAAAACGTCCTTGTAACGCCCACATTACTCGATCTGTTTTCTTTTTATTACCGTGTGTTAATTCTTCTACACGAAAAAACGTACCATATCTTTTTTGAAGATCTGTAAGAGGGGACATTACAGCTTGCTTTGCGATGCCTCGCTCAATACCCACGCTAACGGGTCGATAATCTCTAACGGCCTGAAAAATTTTGGCTGCCGTTTCGTCAAGGCTCCAGCGTCCGTAGATAATATTATTAACAAACCAACCATGCTCACTAACTTTAACAACGGCAATTGCAGTATCGTCAAGTTTAGAGTTTTTAGTTTTCTTTTTGTTAACTTCTTCAAATCCAGCCAAGTCAACTGCAATATAATAGTCACCTACTTCCGGCTCATCCTCACTAAAGCGTACCCAGTCTTCCTTAAACATCTCTGAACCACGGGCTTCAAACGACGCCATAAATTCCTGACGAAACGCATAAGACGACATAGAGCGTTTAGCAATATCAATTTCATCTGAGTCCAATAATGGATTATCGTAAG